GTCGGAGACTATGCCAAGTTCAAGTATGAGTTCTTCAACTCTTACGATGGAAGCTGGGCGCTACAAACAAGAGCATCTGCCCTTTGCCTATGGTGCCTCAACGGGGCTACGACCCCGCACGATGTTGGCTCTTCCAAGTACAAGCACACGCAAAGATTGTCGATTGATGCAGTTGCGGCGCAGTCAGAGCTAGCTGTTGAGCATTTCTTTCACCGCAAAGAAACATGGCAGCAATATCTTAAAACAAAAATCGAACCGGCGCAGGTTGAGAACTTGTTCCGCAAGACGATTGTAAAGATGCCAAGCAAGCAACAGGAAGCACCTGTCAACAAGAAGCAGTTGGAAAATTTGCTTAATCAGTACAGCACTGAGGCCAGCAATTACGGACACAATATGTGGGCCTTGTACAACTGCATGACTTACTGGGCTACGCATACTGACCAACTGAAGAACCCGGCAGTCGCAAGGTACAATCGGGAAACGCAAATCAAAAGCGCAATGAACAGCAAGCAATGGCGCGAGCTGGAAAACTCATAAGGAGAAGAACCAATGACCAACCTAGTGGAGCATATCGTTACGACACTCTGTGAGAAGTACGGATACGACAGTGTCTCTGTAACGACGCGCGACGAATGTGTGATGGACAGCGTATCGCCAATGAGGACGATAACTTCTTGGGTCATCGAAGCAAGGGACGAATTCCAAAACAACGTCAGCTATGAACATCAGTGCGGCAATAAATCGGAATACTTCTATTGTGAGGAAGACTTAGAAAGGTGGGAAGAAAGGTATGAAACTCGCAACATGCGAGAGCTTGGCGTTCTTGCCGCACAAACCAACAACACCAAGCTCATTGGCGAACAGCTTGTTACCGCGCAAGCGCAAAAGTTTGCAGCAGAAATCATTGAGCAAGCGCTTAACGTAAGCAACATGCTCACAGATCAGAGAAGCAAAAGCGCATGAACTGGAATCAGATAGCTAACGAGATGGGGGTCAGCGCAAGCTGGCCCTCACAAATCCTGCTTTGGGCAGACATCTTTGCGGCGCATGACCCAAAGTTTGATAAAGAAAAGTTTATCAGGCGGGCATCAAAAGCATGGGAAGACAACTATGAGCCACCAGAAATCGACGACGATATTGTATTTTAGGACAACTAAAAAATGTCCTGAGTGTGATGGCATGGGTCAGATTGATTATGATGAAGCGGTTATCGACTTCGTTAATGGCGGATACTACCGGCAGCGAATCGAAACATGCCCTCTTTGTGAAGGCTATGGGGAGGTAGACGAATGACCTTTGAAACAATAGCAGACATCAATGCTGCAAAAGCAAAAGCTATTAGCTATTTGATTAAGCGTTGCTGCGAATCAGGAATGACTCAAAAAGAAACCGCATCCAAGCTTGGGTGCAGTATCTCTTTCGTTTCTCAGCAAGCTCAAAAATATTCAGTGAGGTTTAAAAACAAAGGAGGCAAGAAGAAGGGGTCGCCAGCAAAAAATAATATTCCCATCACAGTGCTTGGCCAAGACTTCCCATCTATCTCAGCGGCTGAACGATACCACGGCGCATCTCGCAGAAAAATTCTAAGGATGGCCCGCGAAACAAGTTGATGCGTTCATGACCTGCTGATATGGTTTGCACATATGCAAACTGCGAGGCACCATGCGCATTAAAAGTTATCTGGAAATTTTGAAAAGCAAGTCAGAAGAACTGAACGTTCCGCTGCTGGATGCTTTCAAATGGAAAGACATATCGAACTCAACTTACTACCGGACCATAAACGGAGCTACAGAACTCAGCTACGATACAGCTTACAAAGTAAACTTGTCCCTGCATGAGCTTCATTCTCTGCGCAAGCATAGAGAAGAGTTAAAAGCCAAGTCTGAAAAGCTAAATGACTGAATGCGATACATGCAAAAGAGAAGCTAAGTTGTTTGTATCTCAGTTAAAAACTGAAACATCTCACACAATTCTCTGCTTGGAATGTTATGAATGCCAAACAAAAATAAAACAAAAGGAACCTACCATGAAAAGTGGTTTGTCAAATGGCTCCAATCAATCGGCATCGAAGCAAAACGTCAGCCACTCAGCGGCAGTTTGGGAGGAGAATATTCTGGAGACATCAAACTCAAACTCATGGGACGTGAACTGGTAGCAGAAGTAAAGTACAGAGACGCTAGCAATTTCCCCAACCCATTCTCTGTTTTAGATAACAGAGACATAGCCCTCTACAAAAGAAAAAAGGGCAAGCCGCAAACACTGGTCATCATTCCCGGCGACCTGTTTGCACAAATCACACAAGGAGAAATAACCAATGACTCGACTGGAAACGCAGCAGCAAAAGATTCTTGAGCATCTGAAGTCTGGCAAAGCAATCACGCCAATGGAAGCGCTTAACAACTATGGATGTTTCCGCTTGGCCTCTGCCATTCACAGGCTGCGCAAACAATATCTAATAAACACTGACTTGGTAGTGGAAGACAGCGGCAAAACATATGCCTCTTACAGTCTGATTGCCTCTTCTGAAAATGCTCAGACATGAACTTGCGTTTAGTGGCCAGCGCAAATGTTGGCTTCGATGACTTCTGGATTGCCTATCCTCGCAAGGTTGCCAAAGGCGCTGCACGAAGGGCATTCACGCAAGCATTGAAGCTGGCATCTGCGGAAGAGATAATTGCTGGAGCGCAAACCTTTGCTCAGCATGTGCGCTCAGAGCAGACAGAACCCAAGTACATTCCGCACCCAGCGACTTGGCTTAACGGTGAGCGTTGGGATGATGAGCTTGAGTCTACCGGATGGGGTGAAATGAATGATTTTTGAGCAAAGAATGGCGCTTGTAAAAGCGTGGATGAAAGAAGAAATCATGCCACGCTTCAGCCCGCCAAGTGGACTAGACGCAAGTAAGCTTGCGATGGATATAGCCGAGGCTGTTAACAGTGCAGTTCCAAATGTAACCAACGAGCGGCACTTCAAGTACCTCCTAGAGCAAGTGCAAAAGAATATCTTGAAGTCTGCTCGAACCAGAGTGATGCCAACAGTAAAGGAATTTTCCGCAGCCTGTTCTAAGCTTGCTATTCCAGACGAGGCCAAAGTTAACGAAGGCTGGAAGCTCTGCCCCTACACAATAACAGAAAAGCAAGTGCGCAGCGACCAACCGATTGCAGCATACTGGCTTGAAGAACATCGCTTGGCAGAACTACTGGACAATACCAACTTGACAATGGAAGACATGAGGAAGTACACTGCACATATGCAATAAGGGAGGATTGCTATGGATAGAAAAGGTTTTATAGGCGGCTCAGACTGCGTTCAGATTATGCAGGGCAACTGGCTCGACCTTTGGAAAATCAAGACAGGCAGAGAAGAGCCTGAAGACTTGAGCAACAACATCGCAGTCCAGCTTGGAAGCCACACTGAATCCTTTAATCTCAAGTGGTTCGAAAAGGAAATGGATGTAAAGCTTGAGAACTTTCAGGCCCAACGCACCAATACAACATACTACAATGTGCCACTTCGCGCGACGGTAGACGCAACAATACAAGGTCAATCTGCAATCGTTGAGGCCAAGCACACCAACAGCTTCAACACAATGGAAAGCGTGATTGATTATTACATGCCACAGGTGCAGCTATACAGCCACGTCTTCAATGCTGAAGGTGCTTACCTCTCTGTTATCTTTGGAAACAACAAGTGGGAAGCTTCTTTTGTTTCAAAGAACAGCTTTTACATCAGCGAGATGATGGCCTCAGTCTCCAAGTTTTGGAGGTACGTTGAAACAGACATGGAGCCAATCGGGATAGACGTTCCCGAAATAGTCACAGACTCAATACTGATTGACAACATGATCAAGCGTGATGCTTCGCAGGACAATGAGTTTGTGTCTCTAAGCCATGACTACATTGAGCATGAAGCATCAGCCAAATCTTTTGAGCAAGCCAAGAAGAAAATAAAAAGCTTGGTCAAGAAGAGCGAGCGGGAAGTTTACTGCGACTTGCTCACCATAAAAAGAGACAAGCGCGGAGCAATGCGCATAACCACAAGGAGAAAAACAAATGAGCAATCTGAAGCTATGGGATAAAGTCTGCAAGTCAGACCCAAAGTATCTCAAGAAAGTAAGTTTCGGGTCCAGATCATTCACGGCAATCGACCCTCAATACCAAGTGCGCTCTGCAACGGAAGCCTTTGGGGCTATCGGAGAGGGCTGGGGATGGGAGTCTGAAACAAAGTTTGTCAACCTTAGCAATGGCGACACCGCAGTCATTGCAGATGTCAAAGTTTGGCATGGCAACACAAAGCAAATCTTTGGGCCATTCCCCGGATGCAGGAAGTTTTTTGATTCCGCTAAAGGCAGGCTGTCTGAAGACGCCCCGAAAATGGCGGTCACTGACGGTTTGACAAAGGCACTGTCGCACCTCGGATTCAACGCCGATGTGTTTCTTGGGGAGATGGACGGCAACAAATATGCCGAACCATCAAAATCAGAGTCAGCGTGGTAGGAGAAAGCACGAATGGAATACGACAACACCAACACAGGCGCAGCGTTCAAGCCTTTCGAAGAGCAAAAATTTATTCTTCAAGGCAAGCTGAATATGAATGGCAATGATTTGCGAATCGCCCTCATCAAGACAAAAACAAGAGATGGCCGTGAAATCATTGAAGTATACACCAAGTCAGGAGTGCTGTTCAGCAACAACAAGACATCTGAAAATCAGCCAGACTACAGCGGCCCTGTAGAAATGCAGCACGTTGTCGGAGAAATGCGCGTAGCAGCGTGGAAGAAAGCAAAAGACGGAAGCCCATATCTCAGCTTCCAAGCAAGCTCAGATCAAGATAAGGGCGCTGCATCTGCCCCCGCAGCAAGCGGCCTTGACGATGACAACATTCCCTTCTAAGAACGAACATGACGCTTCATGGGATGGTGTCTTCTTCTTCTTGTTCAAACTGCCCGGTCATTTTTGGCCGGGCTTTTTTTAGGAGATATTCCATTGGAAACGTGGCATGAAATGTCGAAGCGGCACAAAGAAGAACGAAGAGTTCTTATTGAGTACTGCAAGGCGCACAAGATGACACAGAAAGAAGCAGCCGCCCA